AGATAGATGAATGGCAAAAGGCAAAGAGTTTACTATGATAGATGAGTATAAGGAGAAACTATACCTAGAAAAGTTATATAAAAAAAATACTATAGATTTGGATAACTATTTTAAGTATAGTGGTAAGTTAGAAGTTGGTAAGAGATTTAAAGAAGTAACAGAGGAATATACTTATAAGTTAAGTTGTTACATAAAAAATGATATGAGTAAGTACAAATTAAAAAACTATAGAAAATGAAAGAATTAGATTTTAACGAAAACATTATAGAAGATTTAAATTTAACTGAATTACAAATCTTAAATATTATTTCTAAATGGTACACAAATGGTATGATGCACGATATTATATGGGATTGTGAGTGTAGGGAATTAGATGAGATAGTAGAAGATTTATTTTTTGAAAAATTAGAAGAAGAAAATTTAATTAGAAGTATAAAATTATGAAAACACTTCAGGAGGAAAACATTAAGGAACTAACAGAAAAGGTCTTAGACTTAGTAGCTAAGACATCAGTAGAGTTAGGACACAGAGCAGATGCTAAAACAATGGCATCATTATCTAAAATACTAGCAGAAGACTTACAAAAAGAGAATAGATTTAGAAGAATGTCTATAAATCAAATACAAGATGCTTTTCACATAGGAGTTAGATTCTGCGAGTTTGATCCTTTTTTAAATATAAAAACTTTTTATCGTTGGATTATTGCACACAAGAAAACTGTTAATGATGCTTACTATCAAGTACATACTTTAAACAAGAATCCACAAGAAGTACCTTTTTATCAAGAACCTAAAAAACTTTTAAAATGAAAACAATAACTATAACTGAAAATGAAATAAGTAGTTCTATAGATGCAATTAAATGGCATTTAAAAAACTATGGACATATAACAAGTTTACAAGCTATTAAATTATATGGTGCTACAAGATTAGCAGATATAATATATAAGTTAAAGAAACAAGGTTATACTATACATACAACTGATTTAGAATTTACTACTAGATTTGGTAGAAAAACAACAGTAGCTAAATACTTATACTTCAAACCAAAACCTCAGTTTGAACAGAAATTAATATGGGGGTAAAAAAACCAGTAAGTAAACTAAAGAAAGAGTTAGATAGTTGGTTCTCTAAATATATAAGACTAAGAGATGCTACAGATATGGGTGTTGCTCAATGCTTTACTTGTGGTAAGATAGATCATTACAAGAAACTACAGAACGGACACTTTCAATCTCGTAGACATCACAATACAAGATGGGATGAAAAGAATTGTCAAGTACAATGTGTTAAGTGTAATATGTTTGGACAAGGAGAACAGTATAAGTTCGGTATGTATTTAGATGCTAAGTATGGATTAGGAACTGCTGAGGAACTAGAGTTTATGTCTAAGGTAAATGTAAAAATGATGCGTATAGATTATGTAGAGAAGATAAGTTATTACAAAGACCTTGTTAATAAAATAAAAAAGGAAAAGAATATAGAATGAATAATTTTCTATATTTGAATATGACCAAACCTATATTTGCAAATACTACACACCAAATAATTGTCAATGATTATTTAAACTTAATGCTAACATTTGCAAAAGACATATCTACTAAAGCAAAGTTTGAAAACTTTAAGGAAGTTTTAGATTGCGTTTTAGAATATCACAATAGTTACGGAGAAGATGTAAATGGTGGTAACTGGAACGATTGGTTAATGATAATACCTATTAATACTTCTGTAATGATTAATGGATATTTTGCAGGAATACAAACTAAAGGCAATTTAGAAATAGTTAGGTCTTACAAAGTTTTGTTAGATAATGCGTTAGAGGTTTTAGTAAATGATTTGCGAGAAATAGAATACAATAATGAATAAAGTTTATGAAGCAGTAGCAGATTGTAGAAAGACATTTGTAAAAATGTCCTATGCTTTTACTCAGGATATAAACGAAATAGAAGAAGCTTGTTCTGAATTAATGTTATATTTTTTACAAATGAATCCCTCAGTATTAAAAAGTATTTTTGAGAAAGATGGACAGAAAGGATTAATAAGATATGGTGCAGTAGTATTAAGAAGAAGTTTTACATCAGTAAGAAGCCCTTACTATTATAAGTACAAGAAATACTATACTAACTTAGATGCACAAGCAAGTACATTAACTTACGACATAACAGAAAGTGGAGAAACATCTAATGAAAAGAATCTTTACAACATACCTAATCCTGAAGAATATAAACAATGGCAAAAGCTAGAACTTATTGACCAAGCATTAGAAAATGTTTACTGGTATGATAGAGATGTATTTAAGTTATATTATTACGAGGGTAATACATTAACAGGACTAGCAAAAAAGACAGGCATAAGTAGAAACAGTCTGTTCACGACTATAGACAAAGTAAGAGAACAACTTAAAGAATTGTTAGATGAGTAATTTCTTTGTCAAAGATGAGGTGTATCAAGAACGTATGGAAATATGTAGAGGTTGTGTGTATTATAAAAAGTTATTAGGAAATTGCTCCGTATGTAAATGTTTTATGAAAATCAAGTCAAGAATTTCCGTAATGGAGTGTCCTCAAAAGTATTGGGGAAAGACAACAGAAGTAGAAAGACCTGATGATATACCACAAGAACTAATAGATGAATGTTTATTGATTTGGGAAGATGTAAAGACAGGAGTAGCAAAGAACGTAACAGTAAAAAAGAAAATGATAGAATTATATAATGTTATATATAATGCCAATTTTAAAACTACAAGTAACTGTGGTTCTTGTTTAAATAGTTGCTATCACGGAATAAGACAAATAGTAGAAAAATATAAAACATAAAATATGAAAAATAAGATACCTGATTATTATATAGGAAAGAATTATAAATACGAAGCTAGAAAAGTAATATCAGATTGGGAACTAAATTGGAATGTAGGTAATGCAGTAACATATTTACTAAGAGCAAACTTTAAACATAATTCTCCTGAAGAATGTATTAAGAAAGCTATACACCATTTAGAGTTTGAGTTAGAGGAGTTAGATCAGCAGAAGAAAAAGAATATAAGATTAAATCATATTTAATTATGTTAAACTATGTATGTAATTTTTGTGGTAACACAAGACAACTATCTAAAGCTACATTAGAAGTAGTTGATGGTAAGGTAAGGACAAGAGAAGCATTGTGTAAATGTGGAGAGTATATGCAAGAAGAATCTAAAGAGTTTGGGGGTTTTCCAAATATAAGAAGAACAGAACCATCACTAAGTAAAAGACAAGATAGAATGTGGAAAGAAACAAAAGAAAAATTTACCAGTTAATGAAATTTGTAATACACGATAAAAAAGACAAGATGCAATTAGTAAACTATTTAAAAGATATAGAAAGTCCTTACACAGTAGATGTAAAGAAACATAGAAACACAAGGTCTAACGTACAGAACAATTACTACTGGAAATGTATAGTACAAGTGTTAGCTGAAGAATTGGGCTATTTCACAGATGAAATGCACGATATACTAAGGGCTAAGTTTCTTAATGAGTGGGAGATGGTAGAGATAAACAATAAGAAGATAGGAATAAATAAGATAGTAAGTACAACATCTCTAAACACAAAAGCATTTGAAATATATGCAGACCAAATAAGAATATGGGCTTTGTCTGATCTAGGAATAAGACTAATGCTACCAAATGAATATCAATAATGGAAATAAATAAAATATATAATGAAGATAATTTAGATACAATGTCTAAAATGGATAATGATTGTATTGATTTAATAATTACAAGTCCTCCTTATGAGGATGTAAGTGGAGCAGGGTATGGTGCAAAAAGTAAAGACATATTATTTTTAAAATTTTATTCTGATTATTTAGAAAAATTATTTAATGAGTATGAACGAATTTTAAAACCAACAGGACAAATATTTTTTAATATAAAAAGTAAAACATTTAACAAAAAAATAAGCACACCTCATTGGATAGAATTTTTAGATAGCTTTAAAAAATTAAAATTTAAAAGTTTTATCATTTGGAAATATGCAGGTAGTTTTGACAGCACAAAGAAAAGATTCCATTTAGACTATGAACTTATTTATCATCTGAGTAAAGGAGATGATATTTATTTAAACGAAGATTGTGGTATTCACGACCCATTAAGTTCAGTATGGTATGTACCTCACAACATAAAGAGTAGCGAAAGAATACACCCTACGCAAATGCCTGAAGCATTAGTTGAAAGAATATTAAAAGTGGCTTCCAAAAAAGATTATATAGTATATGATAGTTTTATGGGTAGTGGTACTACTGCTATTGTTTGCTTAAAAAATAATATAAATTATATAGGTAGTGAATTAAATAAAACTAATTATGATAACTGCAATAAAAGAATTAAAAATTATTTAAGTCAAAACAAATTGTTTTAATTTCTATTATATAATACAACTTGATTAATCAAATTTTTTCAAAATGAATACACACGGAGGTAAAAGAGAAGGCTCAGGTAGGAAAGGTAAAGCCGAAGAACAAAAGTTAATAGAACACTTAACACCTATGAACGCAGATGCTTTAAAGTCATTAGAGATAGGTTTAAAGAATAAAGAACAATGGGCAGTTAAATTATTCTTTGAGTACTTCTATGGTAAACCACAACAGAGAGTAGATGTAACAACAAATGATGAGAGTTTAAATATACCTATAATAAACTTTGTTGAATCCGAAACTGAATAAAAAATATAGTGCATTATTTTCATCTAACTGTAGATACTATATAATTACAGGTGGTAGAGGATCAGGTAAGTCCTATGCAGTTACAGTATTTCTAACATTACTTACAATGACACAAGGTATAAGAGTGTTATTTACAAGATACACTATGGTATCTGCTCACTTATCTATTATACCTGAGTTCTTAGAAAAGATAGGACTATTAGGATTTGATTCTATATTTAGCATAAACAAGTCAGAGGTAGTCAATACATCAACAAAGAGTGATATACTATTTAGAGGTATCAAGACATCTTCAGGAAACCAAACTGCATCTCTTAAATCATTACAAGGTATATCGTGTTGGGTACTTGATGAAGCTGAGGAACTTGTTGATGAAAACATATTTGATACTATAGACCTTAGTATAAGACAGAAAAGCATACAGAATAGAATTATCTTAGTCTTAAATCCAGTTACTAAAGAGCATTGGATATATAAACGATTCTTTGAGGAGAGAGGGGTTAGGGATGGTTTTAACGGCATTAAAGACAATGTTTGCTATATACACTCCACATACTTAGATAATAAAGCTAACCTATCTAAAAGTTTCTTAGAAAGGATATATAGACTTAAAGACATTAACTTTAAAAAGTATCAACATAAGATTCTAGGTGGTTGGTTAGATAAAGCAGAGGGAGTAGTATTTGATAACTGGACAATAGGAGAATTTAATCCTGATAACCTACAAACATCTTGTGGAATGGACTTTGGTTTTTCTGTTGATCCTGATAGTCTTACTGAGGTTGCTATTGACAAAAAGAAAATGAAGATATATATCAAAGAACATATATATCGTAATGGTTTAAAATCTCACGAGTTAGCTAAGATAGTATTAGCAAAGGTAGAGAATAAACTAATTATAGCAGATAGTGCAGAACCTAGACTGATAGAAGATTTAAGACACTTAGGAGTAAACATAAAACCAGTAAAAAAAGGAACTATAGAAAGTGGTGTAACTCGTATGCAAGATTATCAGTTAGTAGTTACTTCTGAATCAACAAACATAATTAAAGAGTTAAACAACTATGTCTATGCAGATAAAGGAAGCAAGTTATATGTAGATAGTTATAACCACGCAATAGATGGTATTAGGTATAACGTAATATATCATTTAGACAATCCTAATGCAGGTAGATACTTTGTTCAATAAAAAAGGTGCAACTATAAAAGCTACACCTTAATTAAACAAAAACTAATTGAAAACTCGACAAATGTACGATTTTAAACTAAATAACAATAAATTCTATTATATATTATGCAGGTAAACATTAAGAAAGATGGTAAGCAAAACACTTACAATCTAATTAACAGTTGGGATGATGTAACACTTGACAAATGGGCTAAACTTATAGATAGTAAAAGTAAGTCAAAGACCAAAGAAGCATTAGATACAATTAGCTTGTTATCTGATATACCTAGAAAACTCGTAAAAGAGTTAAGTATAAATGATGTATCTAATATCTTAAACAGAGTAGCTGCGTTGCAGAACAAAGCTAGTAGTAGGTTAAAAAGAATAATAAAGGTAGATGATGTAGAGTATGGCTTTCATCCTGATCTATCAGAAATTACTCTTGGAGAATATGCAGATATTGAAACCTACATACAAAACGGAATGGAAAAGAACTTAGCTAAGCTAATGGCAGTTCTTTACAGACCAATAGTAGAAAAGAATGGTAAATACTATTCTATAGAGGGATATAATGGTAGTGGTGTACGGATGAGGTCGGAGAAGTTTAAGAAGATGAAAGCAGCAGATGTAAATAGTTCATTGGTTTTTTTTTGGACTTTAGGCAACGAACTATCGACAATTTTGCCGTTGTATTTGATGGAACGGATGGAGGAAGTGAAACAATCACTACTGATGAAAAATTTGCCAGTAAGTGGTCGTGGTTTGGAGTAATGTATAATTTGACAGGAGGTAGTATAGTAAACTTAGAGAGAATAACTAAATTAAGTTTATATGAATGTTTAACTTGGCTAACTTATGAAGTTGATTTAAACGAAACAAAAAAGGTTAAAAGATGACACATTTTAAGAATTACAATAATACAATAGATACCTTAAAACAATTAGGTGCTAATCAGTTCCAAATAAAAACTGTAACTACTGGAGATATATATGAGATAGACTTAGAGAAGAATACATTATATCCTTTAATGCACATTAATCCTGTTAATGCAGTAGCACAGAATAATCAAATGACTTTAAACTTTCAAATATTTATTATGGACTTAGTATTTCCTGATGAGAGTAATGAGCAAGAAGTGTTATCTGATTGTCTTAGTATTTGTAATGACTTAATAGGTACACTAAAGAACGGAGAAAGTTTATACTTGTCTAACGCAGATCAAGGAGAAAGTCCTGCATATTTTACAGAAGGAGATATAACAATAGAACCATTTACAGAACGATTTGACAACTCAGTAAGTGGTTGGGTGTTTACATTACCAATAGTAATAGAGAACGACTACAACACTTGTATAGCACCACAACTAACAACATACGCAGGTAAATAATGTTTAAAATAAAAATAGGAAAATTAACAATACAACTAATACCACCAAAGATAAGTTATGAATTATGAAGATGTAATAGAAAAGCTAGAAGAAATAAGTATAAACTTTGAAAGCTATAATGACTATCCTGATAGTGCTAGTAACAATGCTAAGAGAGCAATAGAATGGAAAGAGGAGAACGGAAGTGATTGTGGAACTAGAGTTGGTTGGACTAGAGCAGGACAATTAGCAAGAAAAGAAAATATAAGTAGAGATACTATAGCAAGGATGGCTTCATTTAAAAGACATCAACAAAATAAAGATGTACCTTACTCAGAAGGTTGTGGGGGTATTATGTGGGATGCTTGGGGAGGAACTTCAGGAATAGAATGGGCAATTAATAAATTAAAACAAATAGATAAATAATTATGGCAGATTTAACGACAACCTTATCTGAATCAGTAACACTAAATGGTGCAGTCAGAGGTACAACAAACACAGTAACAACTACAGGTATCAATAACGTATATGAACGTATAGTAACTTGTACTACTGGACAAACTACACACATAGCAGCTTTTGATACTAACTCTTATGGATCAGCAGTTCAGATAGACAAAGAAGATGTTAGGTATATAAGAGTAACTAACTTAGATGCTACTAACACTTTAGAATTAGCAGTAGTTGGTGCAGCTACATTATATCAAGTATTATTAAAAGCAGGTCAATCACATATACTATGTGCAGCAGAAGATGTTATGTTAGCAGAAGCTGATACATCTCCTAGCTTTGGTACTATGGCTGACTTAACTAGCTTACAGGTTAGTCCTGCTGCTGATTTAGATGTAGAGATATTTGTAGCTAGTGTATAATGATAGCATTAGAACGATACTTAAATAGTTTCGGTAAAAGTGTTGTCAATAAAGCTAAAGGAATACTAAAAAGAAAGAAAAAGGTAGTATCAGGTAAACTTCTTAATAGTATATCTTACAAACTTAAAAAAGACAATGATGGATTGACTGTTCAGTTTATGATGGTTGATTATGGTACGTTTGTAGATAAGGGAGTTTCAGGTACTAAGCAAAAGAGAACGTATGTAGATTATAAAGGTAAAAGAAAAGATACACCTTATGAGTTTGGTAAGACAAGAGATGGTGGTTTAACAAGAGGTTTAGATAATTGGATAGTACGCAGAGGTATAGCACCTAGAGATGCACAAGGTAGATTTATATCTCGTAAAAGTATAAAGTTCTTAATAGCTAGAAAAATATATACACAAGGAA